TCTTCTATAAGACTATATTTACCAAAATTTTCATATCCGGCTCGCATTGCTGCTCCTGAATTAACCATCTCTGGAGTCATCTTGGTCGCAAATAGTTCTTGACGTTTTTTAGGCGCATTTGGATCAATTGCAAGACTACTTGGAAAACCTTGATGAGCAGCTTCATGTGCTGCAACCGTTACATCGCCAAAAACAGGATCAACATAAGTTTCACCTCCGACGCCAAAGTTCACTCCTCCTCCTGATCCCCACATTCCCATTCCATCTATACCAGCTATAACAGATGGTGCAGGTTGAATATTAATAGGAATATTTGTTTTGCTTTGCATTAAATTTATTACATTATTCATTTCTTGTGTAGGCACAAAAGCAGTGCCTTCACGTTTAAAAGCTGGTAAAAACTTTCCTGCTAAACCCATTACTTTTTCTCCCTATACTTACCAGCAAGCTTGTCAATCTTTTTGGCTTGGCTGGCGTGCATCTTGGCACTACCTTTTAGTTGCTTTGAGATTTTTTGTAAGTCTTTTTTAGCTTGTTTCATGATGACACAGTTTTAGTAATTTTTAAAATTTCATTAATAACCTGAGGAGAATAACCGCTATTTTTTAATTCAGCTACTGTAAAAGGATATTGAAAATCTAATAAAGCTTTTTGAAACTCCACATTGTTAGTTTGTTGTGCAAGAGAATGCATTAAACTTTGATTTGGAAAAACTTCAGGTATGTACTCATTATATCTGCCTGCTACTTTCATGATCTTTTGTCCTTAGCTTTTTTGGCTACAGTAGCAGCTTTCTTACCTTTTTCATATTGATCTTTAGTTTGCCAATCTTCCTTGCCCCATTTCTTTAAAGATTTTTGCTTCTTACCTTCTCCACCTTTGTACCCGCCACCAGCTTTCTTGTACTCGGAAGCTACGAGTTGTGCTTTACGTGCTGACCACTGACCAGCTTTACCGCCTTTAGTCCCTTTCATGACACGGTCTTTAATCCGTTCACGAACTTCTGGTTTTGTATATTTAGAATCGTCTTGTGCCATATCAGCTTACGAACTTATTTTGGAAACCTGCAGAAGCAGCTGAGTATTGGTCTGCTTGACCATATTGACCACCACCAAACATTGAAGCATTTAACTCAGATTGTGCTTGTTGTTCTTGGAGTAAGCGTTGCCGTTCTTGTTCTTGCAGGTAAGCATCATTGAGTTGCCCCATGTTCATATCCAATGGCATTTGTCTTGCCATTGGTGGAAGCTGTGGTCCGGTCCTATCTAAAAAAGTTTTCTTTTCGTTTGGATTATCTGTATTTATTCCTTTGTTGTAAATTTTTGCTCCCTTCTGTGCACCTCTGTGTGCAGCAGGATTGATAGGTGGTGGCATCTGAGCAAGGTAACCAGCATTACCAATAGTTCCACCTTGGATACCTACTTGGCCTGGTTGTTGAATATACGTACGCATAAAACTACAATCACTACAAGTTATTCTACTTGTTCGTAACCTGAAGTATCATCTAAAGCTGAAACAACAATACCATTGCCTTTAAGATCCCAAGTTAACAGTTGACCTTCTTGCCAATCAAGTGTTTCCAATATTTCTTCTGGGATTTGAAAAAACAAGTCACCATCAAGGTTTTCTTCTAGCTCAATGAAGTAGCTCATTGCGTTAAAACTCTTTCAATTAATTTGTCAAGCTTATCATTAATATTATCAAATTCCCTATTCATTTTTTCCATCTCTCTAATGTAATCTTGCTTTAACACATACTCCATGGGGAAGTGATCAATACGATCTTCAAGGGTGCGTAAACGTGCAAAGATCTTTCCTGTACCCCAGCCAACCCCTGTAATACCAGCGATAACAACTGCAACTAAATGTTCCATTAATAATCCAGCTGTAGTTTACCGCGTTTCATTAATCCTGTTACTAACCATACTAATGCATCTACACAATCATCATGAGAACTAGTACCAAAATTAGTAAGCTCTTCAAACATATTAGTAAAATTTCTATACCTATTAAAGATGATTTTACGATCTTCAAACATGCCCATGATTCCACGGAAACGTGCAAGTTTATCTGCACGGAAACCTTTAACTGGATGCCAAATTAAGTTGTAGAGATTCTCTTCATTCAAACAAACACGCTTGAAATCTGCTTCAAGTGAAGCCTGATATTGAACAGCTTCTGACCAAATATCACATGTGTTGTAGGTAGGAAACCACAAGCCGTCTGCTTGTTTACCAATAATCGACCAGTCGTTTAACAACTCTTTCATAGCATCTAATTTCTCTAGGTTACCCATGACACGAATCCTGCGGTAATCAATAATATGTATCTTGTCTCCGATGCGTCCGCCCAGGACCATAACTGTGTAGTCATTTTTTTCTTTAATGCCTGCTGACAGATCAACACCAATACCAAGACAATCAAACTCAGTTGCAATCTCTGCTTTAACCAACAGTTCAGGTGCCAATGAGAGTTCGCTTTGTCTCACGATTTGATTCATGTACTGAAAAGAAAAAGCAATTGGTGCCTGTCGTTTCTTTTCTTTTAGATAGTCCAATGACCACATCTCTGGCCAGTAAGACTCTTCTTCTCCTGTCTCTTCATTATTTAAAATTGCAGATAACACAATCTGCATCCAATTATTTTGTGAAGAGAATGTTGTTGCATGGATATCGTCATGTCGAAATCTAGTGCCAAGGCAGATTGCCCTTGCGCCTTCAAACATCGTTGGTGCAATAACTGCATTCCAGTTATCTTGCATCATCTTACGAATATCCGGGTTACCAATATCAGCTGCAGATTTTACAGGGTCATCAATAATAACTAAGTGAGAACGTTTGGAAGTCACTGAGCCTTTAAGACCAGCTGCACATAAAGTAAATTGTTCTTCGCCTGTTGTATCAATACCAGCAAACTTATGGTCAATCGACCAGTACTCATTAGAGGTTACATTCTTTAGTAGTTTAACTTTAGGAAAAACGTTTTGATATTTTTTTGATTCAATAATTCTTTTAATTGTGGCTGACTTGGAACGCGCAATATCAACCGTATAGCTAAGGTAAAGGATTTGCAGTGGCTTCTTAGCAGTTGTGTGGATACCAATTGCCCACGCAGTATATAAACCTAGTACAGTGCTTTTAGCCGATCCCCTCGGTCCCAGTAGGTCGATGTTTGGGCCAGCAATTTTAGTCAGACAAGAACTATCTTGATTGGTAATTAATTGTTTGTGCCATTCCTTATGATGTGTGGCTGGAGGTTTATCTGCTACATACTCACAGAAAAAACCAAAGTCTTCTCTTGCCCTTTCAAAAATATCATCTTGATCTGTCTTACGGAGACGATGATTTGCAGCAGCAGCTTTTGCATTACGTCTATAAGCAAGATGAAGATGTGAAGGCACAATATGTTTCTAGTACTTCTTAAATGGTACTCTACTTTTTGCCTTTATGTTTCTTAGCAGCCCGAGAAGCTTTTAATCCTTTATTTGCAAGCTCTTCAGCTTCAAGACCTTGAGTTGATGCTATTTTCTTTTTATAATAAGCAAGAAGTTCAGGCGGTACCTTTGGTTTATCCATTGGGCCTATTCTGTACTTTATTTAATAAGTCTTGAAAGATAGCTGGATCAGCAGCATCTTCCATACTTGGCTGCATAGGTGTCCCAGTTATCTTGCGGTTCTTTTCAATATCTAAAAGAAGAGACTGAATATCTCTTTTATCAAAGACACTTGCTTGTTGATTTTGATTGGTTGGTTCCATGTAACCAATTAGTCTTCAAATTGAATTCTAGCCCAGACAGACATTGCAGCTTCTTGTAAAGGCCCTTCAATTGGATCGTCTTTAAATACAGAATTAAGTTCACGTATAGCTCGGTCTGCTCCCGCCAGGAGAAGACCTTTCCTGTCTTTAGAAGAAACAAAAGCATCTACTTGTGCAATAGTGCCACGGATTTCTTTTTGCATCTGTGCAATACGTGCTACACCAGCGTCACGCTTGACAGCATAATTTTCAATATCTAAACGTAACTTACGTACGTCTTCCTGCATCTCTTCAATTTCATACAGTAAGACTTTTAAATGATCAGGCTTTGGATAAACTTCAGCTACCCAATCATCTACACAAATAATACTGCCGTCGTAACCAAGGAACTTGGCATAAATATAAACCTGAATAGGCGAAAAAGTATCTTCTGCAAATGCAGTAAACGATTCCCTAGAAGCACTATCTAAATTATCAAGCCAAATTGCAAATGACTTGATATTAATATCAGAATCGATATGCTTTTTGGGATTGCTTGTAATCGCGCTCTTCATCTTTTTCAGAGAACTCTTGCTTCTGTCGATCGGTAGTTCGTTGCTCTGATCCACCTTTTCCAATTGTTTCTCGCTCTTCTTCACCTTGTTTCTCCATTTTACCTAAAGAAAAATCATAAGCTACCTGAGCAGCTTTTTTGTATTGGTCAATATCAAACCAATCGTCATCAGCGTAGGTATCTTCAATAGTCGTGTTTGCGGAACTTGATGTCATACCTACTTGTCCTGTGATCTTTCTTTAGATAAGAGAAACTGTATCAGAAGTTGCTCATCATCGAAGCAAGTCCTTGGCTGTAGACGTCACGACGACCTTCGACAGACTTCTGGCGTTGCTGACGCTTCTTAGAGCCTTCCAATTTGTCAAGCAGTGCTTGGAAGGTGTCTAGATCAACAGAAGCATCTGCGTCGTAAGTTCCACCGGCAGAAGAAGACATTTTAAACTTGCAATGTATTCTTTAATTATACTATCAACTAAGCTTTTGATTAAGACCAGAAACCAGACATTAACGAACCAAAGATCTGTGAATCTCTACTACGACTAGCAACATCGCGTTCTGTTGCTCCTTGGAGACGAGTATTTTCTAGGCTGTACTGTCCACCTAAATCAGTATTAGCTAATTGATATTCACCTTTAACAGCTTCAACTTCTTTTGCACCTGCATTAACAATATTTTGTAATTGAAGACCGAAATCACCACGGATAGTTTCTACTTCTCTCTTAGAGGCGCGATCTGTATCAGCTACATATTTACCGGTACGTTCTTGTGCATCAGCAGAATATATAGTTGCATCCTTTGCTGCATCAGCTCCATACATTTGCCACTTTGCTGTACTATCAGCGGCGTACATATTTGCACTATTAATTATACGTTGGATATTTGCTTGTACATTACCAGCTGCCGCAATTTGATCTAATCTAAAACCTTGGTCACGTTGTGCATTAGCCTCTGCAATTTCCGCCCCTGATGCTCCACCGCGATTAGCTACTACGCTTTTGCCAAAATCAAGAGTGTTGCCAGAAAGTTCATCATATAACCCATCTTGCCCTCCGGCTTTATTGCCTGCAGATATCTTGCCAGGATTAGCATCTAAGTAATTTAGGATCTCTTGATTACTGTAGCCTTGTTGCTTAGCAATTTCAGTATCGTAATGACCAAAGTCAGAACCTTGGCCATACTGAGTTGCGATATCAGATAAAGATTGTCTTGCCATAATTAAACTCCGTTATGCGCTTGCGATACGCTTGCTGATGAGACCTTCCATACCACGGCCTACATCATACTTACCAGTAAGACCACCTCTGCCGTCACGGAGAAGCTGGCCGAATTGTGCTTCCATTTGTGTCTGTGGTCCTGTTGCAAACATCTTCTGGCCTCTAGGTGACCTGGCTGCGGCATTAAATGCAAGACGTTGAATCTCCTCAGGTGTATTAGCACCTAAGTCTTTTGCTTGCGTTGAGATTTGATCTACAAAACCCGGAGTAGCAGAATAGCCACCAAAGGCTGCATCACTAGAGGTAGAAGCTAACTCACGGCGTTTACCAGGGTCATACTGGAAACCTACAATTTTTTGAGCAGCATCAGAATCTGTTAGTAATTTATTTCTATCAAAAGGAGATAAATTATTATATGCCATATCTAAGGCATCATCTCTACGCAGCCCGCCCATATTACCTGCCTGATATTGCTTAAGGAAATCATCTGCATCTTCCACGCTACCAAATGGTGTTGGTAAAGGTTTTGGTACATATGACTGAGCCATGCCGCCCATGTTACCTGCACCACCTCCACCGCTGGAAGATCCGCCAATGCTTCCTAAGCCACCTATGACAGCACCAATTCCAGTACCAATGGGACCAAACATGGAACCTGTTGCTGCTCCTGAAGCAGCACCTCCTAAAGCACCAAAGATCTTTCCTAAGCTCATTATTTAATACGTGTCAACTAATATTGTTATTCTAAACTATACGTATCTATTAACCAATCATACCGGCTAATTGTGCGCCCATTGCAGCACCCACGTTTGGATTCTTAGTTGAGGATGTGACGTTGTTTACCAGCTGTGGAACGACAGACATTAAGTTCTCTTGTCTTCCAAGGCGATTTGTATTAAAGCGTTGTCGATCACCTTTAGCAATCCGCTGTAAATTATAGTCAGTAAGTAGACTGTTCTGTGCATTTTGTGCTGCAACTTCAGCTGCCATATTATTTATATTAGCTGCTTGAATACCAAGATTACCTTGTAAGGTAGCAAGACCTAATGCTTGACCCATATCATCATCACCAAACAAACCCCCAAACTTTCCTGCCAAGCCTCCCAATTTATTTAGAAAACCTCCTCCGCTTCCGCTAGAACCAGCAAAACCGCCCGCATCAATCCCATCTTGGAAAGAAGGAATACCAGATCCCCCTCCACCGAAAATCTTCTTACTTAAGTCAAAAGCACCGCTCGGTACAGTTGCACCAAAATTACCAGTAATACTCACAACGTTCTCTCTCTCTATCTGTTTTAACTATTTTACAAGCAGAAAGTTTTAAGTAAAATACTTTCTACCATATTGAGCTGCATTATATGGACCAACTGCATTCTGTGCGTTGTATACAGTACCAGCCATTGCCATATTGGTGACTGCTTTAGGAATATCTTTTAGGAGAGAACCTAGAAGAGCATTTTGTCTGCCCATTTTATTTGCACGTTCAGCATCTTCACGCATTGCTGTTCTTAATTTTTCCAGCTTTTGATCGTATTTTGAATCATCGGGCTGCATTGATCTGATAAGATCAATGTTAAGCCTATCCTTATCACTGATATCATATCCTTGACCAAAAGTCACGCCATTAACAGTAAGAGGTGCAGGTTGTACTAATGAACCACTGGGCCCTGTGGCAGGTGCAGCGGTGGTCTGGGTAAGATCTTCATTAGATGCAGTACCTACATCAAACAAACTAGCATTCAATATAGATTGAAAATCAGTTCCACCACCTTTAAAAATATCTGCAAAACCAGCAAGAGGTTTTTGTTGTCTATTAAAGTAACTCATGATCAACCAAAGCTAATGTTAGGGGCTTGCATTACACTGTTTGCATAAGGACTGCTAGTCAGCATGGTACGCATAGTTGCGCCTGTTTGTGCTTGTGCGCCTGTTGCTAGTCTACCTGCAGTTGCTACTGTACCGAGCATTGCATAGTTACTAGTTTGAGTATTCATCAACGCTTGTTGACGAACCATCTCTGCATTCTTTATACGATTTGCCAGAGGTTCGTAACGTTTATCATTTTCAAATTGTTTGTTTAAAGAATATTCCATCAAATCTTTATTTGCTGCAACAATAGGTGCTAAACCAGCAGCTCCAAAACGAGACTGTAAATCTGCCATTAAAATGGCATCTTGTTCTAATTGTTTTCTACTTGCTGCGCGACTAGTCTTCCCTGCAGGATCTTTGCCTGTAATACCAGCCTTGACATTTTCAGCTATCTCACCTGCTCCTTGTCCTAAAAGGCCAGCAATCAAAGTACCTCCCAATTGCACAGCAGCACCTGCAAGAGGATTTTTTTTGCCTACAGATCTTGCAATACGATCAGTTACCATACCGGTACCTAATCCTGTTGCTACCTGGGTAGCAGCATCCAGTTGGCGTCCTTCTCCTAATGCTTCTGAAGCACTTGGAAGAGTCATTAAGGCTCCACCAAGTAAACCTGCACGACCCACTAATTGCCCGCGCATACCCATTGCATCTCCTGCATATGCACTCTGCATCATTGGAGTAATTCTTTGACGAGCTTGTGCTGTTTTAGCGCCCAAGTTGGAAGTTATGTTTTGAACATTTTGTGCAAAAGATCGTCCTGTTGGATCCGTTACTGGATTATAACCAGGACTCAGTGGGTTATAAGTAAGCTCCATATTTCACCTGATTTTTAATTTGTTGTCTGTTAAACAAATTCTATATCAGCTTAACTCAACTCCAAGTGCCATCTTTAATTGCTTGCTCAACAGATACTCCTTGAGGAAGCAGCTCACTTCTCCATAAATTATCTTCACCCATATAATAATCTCTTGGATCTCTACGACGAGTAACACCATACTCTTGTGTAGTTGGTAAATCAGATTGTCCTGCAGAAGCAATCATTGTATTAACAAACTTACCAGCTAAAGCTCCACCTAAAGCACCCGCTGCACCTAATGCGGCAACAGTACGAGCACGTGGACGATACTTATCAACACGTTCACCTGTTCTTCCAGCGGAACCTGCCTTACGTTTAACCTTTGTTTGTCCTTCGCGATAAACTGTTTTATCTTTAGGCATTGGGCCAGGGATATCTTCAGACATGTCATTTGCATTCCCTACTTTTTGTTGGTATGGTCCCATGCCTCCTGGTACTCTTTCTTCGCCTACATCACGAAGTAAGCCTCCTCGAATAGCTGTTGCTCCTCCTAGTAAAGCACCCGCTGCTTCAAAGCCGACAGGAAAACCTGCAACAAGAGCTTCTGGTTTACCTTCTAAATTTTCTGATGTATATTTCAATGCACCTGTACTTCCAAGTAAAGCACCTGCTCCTGCTGCTGCTACACTTCCACCGATAACTGTTTTTAATTTATTTTTACCTGCTAGTAAAGCTGCTGCAGTTCCTGCTCCTGCAATAGCAGCGCCTGGTGCAATGCCAGATGTTTTATCGCTATACAACATATTCATATAATTTGCATACCGTTCTTTTGTCAGATCAGGTATGTCTTCTTGTGCAGTGGCAAACTTTAAAGGTTTTCCTCGCCTACCCAATGCAAAGCGATCAATTACTTCACCTGCAGGATTACTAGTCTCTCTTCTGTCTTCTGAGCCTAGTGCTGAATAATTTTGCTGAAAACCTTTTGCACGTCCAAACTCACCTAAATTTGTATAATCAGCTACGCCTAAAGTTGCGGCTACAGGAATACCCACACCTGCCAATTCAATTGCAGCACGTTGTGCTGAATTGTAATTATAAATATTGTCCCCCATGACTTGCTCAGCAAATACATCAGCAATTGCCTGTGGATGGTCGTAACGCCAGTAGTTATGACGTGTTGCATCATCAGCTACATCAGTGAGAAGACGCGCACCGAGAG